TGCGATTCAACTTTGACGGCTTCTTCCGAGCTTAACAATCTGTCGTTGTAAGTATGACCAATACTTAAGTATATTTCTCGTGTATCATCGTTATGAGTGCTAGTATATTTTCTAGGCAAATCTAGACTATTGATAACCTCAGCAGATTCGTAAGTGATAGGAAAAAGTAAAGGATTTAACCTGTGACTGTTCTGTCTATTTTTCTTACTACAATGATAAACGTCTGCCATTTTAGAAATACATATATAATTTATTTAAGATTGTTTAGAACATCATCAAATTTAGTACCGTCATATACTTTTGAATCTAAAAATAACACATCTGTACTCGTAGGTATATTTTTTCCTAATTCTGCATAAAACTTAGCCATATGTTTCATATTTAGGCATGCAAAAGATCGAGCTAACACTAGCAAAGGTTCAGCTCTAGAAGGTCTACTATCCCAAGCTTTAAATGCGTACATAATGGCTTTCTTAAATTGACCGTCCCTGAAATAGTTTTCTCCTATCTGATGTAATGAATAATATACTTGTTGGTCCCATCCTCCTTGGCTAGCACATTTCTTATACCAGAAGTTAGATAGTGTATAGTTACCAACACCTTGATATGTTTGTCCCAAATAGAAACTATATCTACCGATTAGATAATCTGGTGTAACATTTTTCCTCATACCTTCTAACATAATATTGATATCTCGAATGTGTTTATCGGACCTACTACCACCATCGTTCATATCGTCGATCTTAAGATCCTCGAATCTACCTGATCGAACACCAACAGGACATCCCCAATATTCATGTGTACCTGCTACTGACCTATAGAATTTCTTAACATCGATCAGCCTAGTATTATAATAATGTGTTCCAGAATTGTATTGTTCAATCATATAATCGTTAGCTGTTAGATCATCAGGATTAAAGTTAGGCTGAGGTCTAAGTACCATATCTCCGTCCAACAACAGTAGATAATCAGCGTTAGGATAAAATTCTCTACCATTCATAGCAGATTTAGTCCTACTTACACCGAAGTTAACCCATTTCTCTCTAAATATAGCTATCTGTAATCCATTATCCTTAGCCCATTCTTCAGCCACTTCAATAGTTCGATCTGTAGAACCTGTATCTGTTAACGCAATAGCAGAAATGACTCCTTTAGCAGATTCTAACACTCGGAGAATGACTTTCTCTTCATTTCTGACCATCAAACATAAAACTATATGTTTAGTCATCTTTTTAGGATGGAAGTGTGTATTTAGACGTTTATAATCGAGATATGATATTCTATATATTTGAACTAATTATGGATATACGATCATAATCCTCATACTAAAATGTGTAAAATAACTTTTGGTGAGCTATATAAAAGAACTTTAGTTCGAGATAACAAAATAAGAGAACTCGGATATAACTTAGTTATTCGGTGGGAAACTGAATAAATTAATTTAACCATGACGTCAGGGTTTATTATAGCAACTCTTGTGAGTTCTGTAGTATTTATAGTTATTATATTTGTGTTAGGATTGTTTACCCATCTATCGCCTACACTTCTTTTGATTATGATGTTTGGTTTTCTAATATATGTATATGTTGTCGTTGCAGTATATAGCGGGGAAGCTGCCGGAAAAACAGGCGGAAAGGATGCAGACGCGGCGAATAAATCCAGCCATGGATATTATACTTGGGCTACAGTTATAGCCTGGGTTTGCCTCGGAATTTCCATATTTATAGTTATTGGATTGGGCCTATTAGCAGTATTTGGCGGAGGCGAAGCTGCAGTGGGAGCTGAAGCTGCAGCTGGCACGGAAGCTGCTTTGGGAGCTGAAGCTGCAGCTGGCACGGAAGCTGCTGTCGAAAAGACGGCTTCTGAAACGGCTAAAAGTTTGGCTAAAGAAGGGATAAGTAAAGCTGAATCTGAAGTAGCGTCCAAAGCTGTGTCTTCCACGCCGGAAGGTAGTAAAATAGCCCAGAAGATAGCTAAAGAAGAGAAAGAAGGAGGAGGTTTCTTCCAAGTTTTGAATAAACATCAGGGAAGCCTTGGTAAATTAATGAAATGGGTTATTTATATAGCTTTATTTATTACCATCATTTTAACATTTGTTATAGGGTTGTTACTAGCCATCGGTGCTAGCATACAAGGAGGCTCTGATGATAAGGCGGGTCTCAAGCAAGCAGCTCTCGGTTCGACATTAGGATTGTTTGTTTCGGGTATGTACGTTATTTTCTTCATTGTTATGTATTTCCGTGGAAGGAACTTACACAAGAGATTAGAAGAGGACTTAGCCAAACAGAAAGAATTAACACGTACATATTTACAACAAAGACAAGCAGGTGTTGCACAGGCTAAAGGTCAATATGTTGGTAATTTGTTGGTTCATAACTTAGGATTAAATCAACCTACGTATTATCCACAACCAATGTATTAACCAATAATTGTAATAACATAATTTGAATATTAATTAATATTCAAATTAGACAAATAATCATGGATCCATCTAAGGCTAATATAACCTATATCAAGGGTAATATATTCTCTGCACCACATGATGTATCTTTTGCGCATTGTGTGAGCAGAGATCTCAAGATGGGTAAGGGTATAGCTGCACAGTTCAGAAATATATTTGCTAATGTAGACATTCTAGAAGAACAAAATAGAAATGTAGGAGAAGTAGCATATTTCTCTTCGGAAGATAGATTTATCTTTAATCTAGTCACTAAAGATAGACATTTCAATAAACCTACATATGAAAGTTTAAGAACGGCCTTAACAAACCTACGTTTGTTATGTGAGTGTCACAATATCGCTAAACTGGCCATGCCTAAAATAGGCTGCGGTTTAGATAGGCTACATTGGCCTTCAGTAGAAAACATAATAAAAAGTATATTCGCTAATTCTAAAATACAAATATCTATATATTATTTATAATATATCTATAAAAAGGTGAAATGTCGCTTACACAATACATTACGCCCCGTTTAACATGGGGAGTGGAAAATTATGATATTCGCAAGGATGAAGGTTATGATCGTATAAAAGACGACGAAGTTAGTTTAAGATGGTTTAGAAGACAAATATTTGAAGAGAATCAAGAGCTTGGTACAGTTGTGATGTTGGTGTATAATAAAAATACCAAATCTACTATAGATCTATACCTCAAAGAGAAACCCTATTTTAGACTAATTATCAAGACACCTATAGTATTATATACGAATGAGCAGACATATTATGAATACACAGCAACTAATAATAGCATATTCCATTATGAAATCACACCATTACCTCAAGATCTATATGGCGAAGTAGATGATATAATAGATCAGGTATATAATTTGATTGTAGGAAATATAGTCGTACTGGGTAGTATTAAAAAATATAGCGATGATAATGTATATTATATCAACGACCTACAAGATAGACCAGATAATGTCAAATTGGTAATAGATACTATGATTGATAAGGACGACAAATATATTACATTTGCAGAATCAGTCGATCGTTTTTTCTCATTCAAAAACGTTGTATATTATAGGTTGATCAGTAAAGACAATTTTAAGAATATATCTATGTCAGAACCATCATTTGATCATAAGATCATTTTAGAGTATAGAAAATATCGCGACGAAGACGATGTAGACATCTCAAATGAACTGTTTGGAAAGAGAAAAGTGGATGCACTAGATTATTATATATCTAAACTAGATGTCAAAGAAGATTCTAGTAAACTATTAGATTATCCATTGGATGTATTGCCAGCTATATTCTTAATACAATGGGAAAGAAAAGGTTACAACCGTTATCCTGGTGTGTTGATAGCTATATTGATAAATAATGTAAATTATTTAGCCAATATGTTTAATTTACCTGATAGAACCGGAGATAGTAGTTTTGACTATGTCAATCGAAAAAGAATACATGATAGTATTTCAGAGGTTTTAGGAGACGGAGGATTGTTGGTGTATCTCAATATATTTAATCAGATATTTAAGAATATAGCGAACGTGAACGAATGGTGTAACAATTTATATATTAATTACCCTAACATCGTAAATATCAGTAAGGAATTAGTAAAGTTTAAATTGATATTTGAAAATATCAATGTGTTAGATATTTATAAGAAAGCTGTAGAAGTATTAAAAGAAGTATATGGCGATACACCTCTAAGACAAAAGAAAGGATTATATTATGATAACAATTCCAACGCGTATAGTGTAGACGAAATATATACTATACAGGATTTTAAGATAGGATTGCCTGAAGAAATTGTACCCTTAGTGATTGATAGAACACAATCTAAACTGAATATTGTGTATCTGTTCGTATAATGTATATCTATATCATATTATTGTGTTCTATTCTGTACTGGAACAAATATCCAGCTAGAATACTGCTATATATTGTAGGATGGAAACCTTTACCGGAATATATGAAATACGTTTTGAGGAAACATGATAAACTGGTAATGATATATCCACATACATCATATTGGGATACTGTTTGGATGTTAGTATATAGATTAGCTTATCCTGAGGTGTTATCAGATCTGGTATTCTTAATTAGACCTGACCTTTTACACATACCATTGTTAGGAAACTTTCTCAAGTCAATGGGTGGTGTAGGGGCATCTTCGATTAACACAAAGAATGGGGGTAAAACACAAGATATCGTCAATTCACTAAATGATAAGAAAAGATTTCATTTAGCCATATCACCCAAAGGAACTATCAAGAAGAGAGATTGGAGAAGTGGATATTATTATATAGCTAAAGGTACTGACGCTTTGGTGACAACTGTCGGTTATGATTATAAGAAAGGTATAGTAACAATATATGCTCCGCAAAACGAACATACTACATTATTAGAGAAGAATGAATTGGAACTATGGCTACAACGTGGGATGAGATTGCTAGTACAACGAAATCCGGACAATGTAGAATATTAATACTTTATATAAATTTATATAAAGATGATCGTTTCAGCTCCTAACATAGTTTCTAATAACATAGTTTCTAATAACATAGTTTCTAATACTAAAGAGCTTACTAATTCTATTAGAACCATAACTAAAAGAGAGTTAGCTAACCATAATACCAAAAAGAAACAGATATATGTAAATGAAGAAGGCCAGATAGCACTATCGTTCGCTTTAGGTGTATTATTATCTCCATACACTTATAGAATATTTTGGTTAATAGTATTTTTAGCTATATTTGAATTAGGATATTGGTTGATAATGGGAACATGGTTTATGAAATTAAGATTAGGCCTAGTTATAGCTTATTTGCTAGGTATACTAGTAGGTGTATACGCACTAGATAGAGAATGGTCATTTATGTAATTAGTACAAGTATGAATAGTACAAGTATGAATAGTACAAGTATGAGTATAAATTTATATTCATTTTCCCCGTTCTATGTTTATTATAGTGGAGGATAAGCTAATTCGATCAGTTCAACGACTTCAGGACTGTTGAAATATTCTTTGAATTCAGATAAAAGGTCTACAATCAAGTTTATCAATGTCTCTTTAATATGAACAGCCATAAATCCATTTGTAGAAACATCATGTATAAAATCGTCGTAATGTGTATAACAAATAGTAGTATTGTCTGTCTTTATACTAATCTGGTCTCTCAGTGGGAAAAACACACTTTTCAATAACTCAAATAGACCACAATTTATATCGTTATCGCAGCAGTACGCTTTCATAATCTTAGTCCTAACTTCATCCTCAGTATTAGTAAATTCAATCTTAGAATTTGGATCGCTGGCTGACATCTTACCACTTTTCTTCAGGGACACTACAGGCGTCATTAAGTATGTAATTTTATGTTCTGTGTTATCTTTAGAGAAGCAGAAGATTTTTCTCTGATCTAAGCCTCCCAGTTCTATATCGACAGGTACGTCGAAAGATCGAATTCCAACATACTTTTCATCAATAGTCTGCATTAATGGATAAATTACACTGCTCAACTTAGGATCTTTATCTTGTTTGACCACCTCACTTCCTGCTCTCTTCGATGCTCCGATAGTACATTTGTTGGTCAACTGTAAAAGATCCCAGTTGTATTCTTTATCCAATTGAAATACAGTACCAACTATGTACCTAACCTTAGTACCATCAGCTCCTAATACTTTAAGTATTTGCGTTAGAAAACTAATATAGTATTTGGATCTTAACTTGACTAAATGTAAAGGTGTTTTATTATCTAACATAGCATGCATATCTGCGATCAGAATAGCTACTTGACATCCTGCTAAAGTTAAATCGCGTATTTTCATACAAGGTATCAAATAGCCTAAATGTATCTTTCCAGTAGGAGAAAACCCAATATACGCTGTTAATAATTGACCTTTAATTATCTTAGCCTCTAGATCATCAAAATTGATGATTTCAGCTAGATTTCTAGTTATTAAAGTTGAAGTATCCATTTTAATAATGAAGTTTTATGTCTTTAATTCGTTTCCTTTGGAAGTAGTTCAGAAGATAAAACATTCAATTCCAGATTTAGAGATAGATCAGGCTGATAAGATTATCGATGGTGAAATATATAATAATGCTAAACTGTTCTTCGATGTAGACGAAGATATGGTTGATAAACTTAAAATATTAGGATTTATTGTAGAAGATAATACATATACTATTATTGTAACAGAGACTATCAAAAAGCCTATATCTTCAGAGATAGTAACATGTAGTGAGTGTGGACAAAACACAGAACAGATTAAATATAGTGAATACAAAAGAAAATAGTGGAGAGATTTGAAGATAGAGTAATATTAAAATATGTAGGATAACAGATAAATAAAGTATTAATTAATATTTTAAGTGTTAAATAGAATTTTGCTCTTTTATCATACATATTTTATAACGTAAGACGCGTTCGGGATCTATTAGTACACCTGTATATCCACTCTTATTATTAATATCTTTTTCCCAGACTAAATCTCCCCCTTGATTAATACAATAGTTATTCCCGATGTAGTTCTTTGAGGTAGCGTATTCTATTTGATAGTTAGATGTAGCACATACTACTATCTTATTCACACTAGGAGTATCCATGAGTCGTTTTAGAAAGTTCGACCATATTCCTATATTCCTGAAATCTTTATGTATTTCAATATAATGAATAGCTACCTTGCCTGGAGGAGAATCAAGATAACGTATAGTTCCTTCTAAGAAGCGCAAAGTGTAAGATTAGCTATGAATTTAGTCACGAAAATTCCACGATATCAGATAGTATATTACAAGCTTTCACCTATTTGTATACTGACGCTATTCTAGAGAAAAATGAGGATAAATATTATCTCACTGTCAAATGGCTTAACTGAAGAGAGAAATAAATATTAATTAATATTTAATACGTTCAATTATCTTCATCTACCACTTTAGCTATCCACTTTAGCTATCCACTTTAGTTACCTCTCTGGTGCCAATTGTCTTTAGTTCTCTCTTTACCAGTTGTATTTTAATATTTCCTTTGAATGTATATACACCTGTATGTGTAAACTCAGACAATATATCAGCGTATATCTTACCTCCAATATTTTGCCACCTACGACAGAAGGTAAAGTCTTCCGACAGATATCTTTTAGTTTCAGGTTCTATCATAGTATCAAAGAATGCATAATTGTTCTCTGATCTAGCAACTTCAGCCTCTGGTATATAATACAATTCTGGATAATGCTCTTTCATTCTAAAGAACACATCTCTCTTAATCAACATAAAACCTGTAGCAGCATCTAATACTTCACCAAAACCATCATCTATCCTTATCCCGTCACCTGTTTTAAGATTAAGATTATAGTCTAGACAGTATGCATGTAATAGATCGCCGTTTAAATCGGGTCTGTACTTCACACGTTCCCAATCAATAGCTTTTTTGGGATATATACCGCAGGTTATATCTTTGTTATATTTCATCATTCTCCATACTATAGCAGGATCAAATCCTATATCACTATCCACAAATAACAGATACGATGACTGATTAGGATCATCCATAAATATTCTAACTATATTATTTCTGGCTCTAGTCACTAGAGAATCTTTATCAATTGTTACTAACCGAATACTAACATTATATTTCTCAGATTCTCCTATCAATGTGAGAATACTTTTCATATAAGAGGTAGTAACCGTTCCATCGTAACATGGAGTTCCTACAGTTAGTGTTATTTTTGATGTCATCGTAAATGATTTTTTTAAAGGTATCTGTTCCTTAATAAAATATACAATGGGTATTATAGTGGTATTGCGTCACGCTAAAAAAGAGTATGGTAATCGGTGTGGTCATATAGTAAAGTATGATTCTCCGATTGTCCAAGACGAATGGGGTAGAGCGAAAGTGGTGTTTTCAAAGCACATATCTGAACACGCACTAACACCTACGCGAATAATATGTTCTCCTTACCGTAGAACTAGAGAAACTGCTGAGATTCTACAAGAAATGACCGAAAATAAACTAGATGTAGAAGTAAATAGAGAGTTTTCAAACTTTCTAGGTTGGAATAAAGAATCTAACGATTCAGATTTCGAAGAGGAAACACGAAATTATACACCTTATCCACCAGAAAAATTGTTAGAATTCCATAAGAGAGTAAATCGTGCTTTTCAAAAGGTATACGACGAACTAGGAGAGAACGATATTGTGTGGATAATAACACATAGGTTTATTATAAACTCTCATCTTCAGGCCCGCAAACTTAAAACAAAAAGATTTAAAGCTTTAGAAGGAGTTATATTTAAAGAAGGAAATATAGAGACGTTATAAAATGACGACCACTACTAAGCCTTTAAGATTTAACAAGTTAGATAGATTACTAACTATGAGATATCTCAAGTCTCATAAAGAGCCTGCTAAAAGAATATTTGTCCGTTTATTTGAACCTTATATCGATTTATTTCAGTACACTTCTGAGGAAGATAAATATGAATCTATAGCGTCTCTGTTTATTACCTTCGGCACTTCAATGTTACTTAACAGACATATAGATAAGAAGGATATTGATGTATCTATCAATATGGATTATATGTTAATGTATGGAATCGTGGATCATTATATCGATAGTAAGAATATTTCTACAGAAGAAAAAGAAAATAGAATGTCTATAATAAAAAATATAATATATTTGGACATGAAACCTGCAGTTATGACAAAAGCCGTTCAAATTTTATATGATATATACCAAAAATACAAAGAAAACAGTGTGGTAATAGAATATATAAGAAAAGCATTTGAGGGAGAATATTTTTCTTATAAAGTTCAATATGCAGAACATACATATGAAGTGTATAAGAAAGCATGCGGTATGAAAGGCTCTACTATGTACTGTCTACACAAAGCTATGAACGATCTAGAAATAGATGAAAAATGGGATTACAATGTTGGATATCTGGGTCAGTTATTAGATGATATTTCAGATGTAGACGCTGATAATAAAAATGGTATTAATACCATGGCTACGTATATATTAAAGAGAGATGGGTATCTAGATGTATTGTTTTACGAAATATTAAATGAAATTGCCGAATTTCCAGATGACGATTATACTCTATATAGAGCTACAATGACTATGCTTAATTATTATATCGTTAATGAGAGTTCTCATTTCACAGATTCTCTAAAATTGAAAGTTTTGCCATATTCTTTGTTA